CTAAACCATTTGACTATGCTTATCCATTGGAAATTGTTACCGATAAAACTCCTAAAACTTGGTCTGAAAGATTAATGTAATGGCATCTATATCATTTATTCATTTGGCTTCTGCTGGTAAAAGAGTATCAACAGAAAAAATTGTAGAGAATATCCGTAAACATCATTTTGATTACTATTTTTTAGGTTCAGATTGTGCAGATGATTTATCTGATATTGCTCAAAAATTTAATTGTCATTACCAATACTTTGAAGATAAACTTGGTTATCCAAGTTATAATTTAGAAAAGGTATTGATTTGGTTTGAAAGATTTAAATTTGCCTGTGAACAGACTTACACATCTCATATAATGATGGTTGAAGATGATGTTTGGATTAAGAAATCTCCTATTACAGTAAAAGATGATTGGGAAATGGCTGGTTGGAACATTAAAGTTGGTAATATTATTCCTGATAACATCATTGATAGTATTACAGAGTTTTCTGGTAAACGACCTTTGACCAATCAATATGGTTGTGGTGGAGGTTCAATTTTTAAAGTTTCTACCTTTTTAGAAAATTATGACCGAGTAATTGATTGGTTTAAAAAGAATCACAATGCTTTTCAACAACAATACAGTCCATTAGGTTTCATGGACTGTTACATGGTAGTTTACTATATGTTGTGTGGAAAAAATTATAGTGTTAATTCATATTTGACGGATACACACCAGCACCAAAAAGGTTTTGATTTTGATAAGTTTGTAGAAGAACAACCAGAACATATTGAAATAATCAATAACTACAAAAAGTATTATTGGCCTATTGAAAACGAAGTTATAACATTTAACACAGAACTTGTATGAACGACATAACGATTGTAACTGCCTTCTTTGATATTGGCCGTGGTGATTGGACACCAGATAAAGGTTTGCCACACTATCTACACCGAACAAATCAAACATACCTACAACGATTTGGTCATATGGCCAAATTAGAAAATCCTATGGTGGTATACACATCAAATGAATTTGTCAATGATATGAAATTTTTAAGGCAAGACCGAGTTACCGATATACTTACAGTTGATTTTGAAAACAACTTTCAAGAACTAAGAGAAAAGGTTTCAAAGGTACAAAAAAATCCTGAATATCAAAGCAAAATTAATCCTAAAGAAAGTCGTAATCCAGAATATTGGAATGCCGACTATGTTATTGTCAATGCATTGAAATCCTCTTTCATTTCAAAGGCAATTGAAAACAATTTAATTACCACCGACCTTGTTGCATGGATGGATTTTGGTTATTGCCGAGAAGAATCGACACTCAATGGTGTTAAGAAATGGAAATATCCTTTTGATAAAAATAAAATACATTTCTTCAATATTAAAGAATGGACACCCAACACATATATTAGTGATGTTATTTTTAACAATGATGTTCATATAACAGGCCCGTGTATTGTTGCGGGAAAAGAAATGTGGCCAACACTAGAAAAAATGGTGTATCATAGTATAAATGAATTACTTAAAAATGATTTGATTGATGATGACCAAACATTATTATTGATGTCTTACCTACAAAAACCAGAATTGTTTGAATTGCATCCAGTTTCTAAATCGGACTGGTTTGTTGCCTTTAAGGAATTTAGTGAATGAAAATACACCTCAATGGAACTGCCAACCTTGGCGACTTTCTAAATGGTTTACCTGTACTGTCCGGTATTAGTAAAACCTATGGAAAATACGATTTAATTATTAGACATGAAATGAAAAAATTTAATGGACTAAAAGAGTTCTTAATTTATCAGGACATCTTTAGTAGTGTTGAATTTGATGATGACATTTTCTTTGCTGGTGCAATTAATATGAGTAGTTGGCCAATCAGAGAAGATAAGAATGATCCAAAGCGACCAATTGAAACTTGTCGTTATGAGAACTTCATGAAAGATAATTATCATATGAAGTTTCAGGTTGATGATGATTTCTCTGTAAAAACGCCAGAATATGATATTACTGTCAAAGATGCATATTATGTTGGAGACCGATGGGCAGTAGGTAATATCGATGACCGCAGAGAAACCCATATACTGTCACATTTAAAAGATTGTGAATTCATTGATTTCGACCGAACATTGTTGGAGAATGCTTACATTATTAAAAATCTAAAGAAGCCATTTATCACAAACTTTACAGGTGTTGGCATGTTGGCTGACCTTTGTAATGTTCCATTATATTGTGTTTGGAAAGCAGAAGATTGGAAACCAGAATTTAGAGTTGGTGATGATGTGTCATGGGATAACGGCAAGAACATCAATCAAATATTTGAAAAACATTTCTACCTCAATCGTAAAGCTAAACTGGTTCACGCAAACGAACTACAAAAATTATTATGATTATCAATATTGAACCAGGAACCTTTGGCACAGTCCGAAATGGTGACATGATTGGTGTTGCTAATGTATTAGAACACATACGAAAAATCAACAATGACCCAATGATTCAGTTTCATTTGAAACCTGGAAATGTTAGCTCTGACACACATTGCCAAACATTCTATGAGATAATGTTGAAGATGACTAACTATTTTTCAACAGAATCGGGTGAACAATCATTGCCTTGGAGAAAAGTTAATGTTTGGGATTTCAGAGATATATCTGGTGATTTGGTAAAAATACCAAACAATGCTTCAATGGAAAAAAAGATTGCTATATTTCCATTGTTTGATGCACCATACAATCAATGGCGTAACTGGCCAAAGAATGTATATGAACAGATTATTGCCAAATATTCTACCGAAGAATATAAAGATTATGAAAAAGTAATCTGCAAAAAAGGTGAACCTACCGAAAGTTGCCCATTTGAGGGCTGGCGGTATTCTACCAATTTTGTTCAGAATTATTACCACATTACCACATCCGAAATCTTTGTGGGTGGTGATACTGGTTCTAGCCACTTTGCATGGGCTCTTGACAGAGGACCTAAAGACCTGTCATACTATGGATCCAGTAGAGGATTAGTTCATACTTTACCATTTTATTTGATGGAGGGTAAAGGTAGAATGACAAATTACTGGCTAGACTTTGAAGATACCAAATGGAATTAAAATCCAACAATTTTGGGTCGTATATATCTAACCCAATAATTTAATCGTTGGAAACGGTTTGTACCATAAAGGTTGAGAAGTTGTATAAATAAGCAAACCGGCAACCATAGTGTGTTGCAAATCGAGAAAGAAAACCAATGATATCATTTAAATCATTCTTAACAGAAGAATCTTCCGAAGGTTCGGAACTTAAACATATTCACCATGCCGAAGATCGGCCACTAATGCATGGCCATGCGGGTTTTGAACATGCTCATGCCGCTCTGATGACTGCTCATGCACACATGACTGGTGGACATAAAAATACCAACCTAACAATGAAATATGATGGTTCTCCATCAATCGTTTTTGGACACCATCCTAAGAATGGTAAATTCTTTGTTGCAACCAAATCTGCGTTCAACAAAACTCCAAAAATTAATCATACAGAAAAAGATATTGATAAGAATCATGGCCATGCTCCTGGTTTAGCAAAAACACTCAAACACGCTTTAAAACATCTACCAAAAGTAACACCTAAACATGGTGTGTATCAAGGTGATTTGATGCACCATGCCGACACAAAAACTTTACATGAGAGTTATATCGTAGAAGCCAAAGGTGATGTTTCATTTACTCCAAACACTATCACCTATACCGCCAAAGGCAAAGAAGCAGCAAAGATTAAAAAATCTAAAGTTGGTGTAGTAGTCCACCACCAGTATAGTGATGACATGAAACATGCTTCTCCTCATGTCGACACAAGCAAATTCAAAGAGCATCCAGATGTCCATATTCATGGTGCTGAACATGATACAAGTAAAGTTAAACATTCTGCTGAGAATGAAAAACACTTTCAAAAACATATGGCAGCTGCCAAAGAAATACACGACACTCACGGCCACAAGATGTATGATTCTATACACAAGAAACATAGTGGTGAAGCTGGCCACCTATCAACATACATAAACAAGACAGTGCGCCACGATGAAGTGCCGAGTGTTAAGGGGTTTAAAGAACATTTGCACGACACTCACGCAAAACAAGCCGCCAAAGTTACTACCGAAAAATCTAAATCTGAAAAGACAAAAGAAGGTGCTTCACAGATTGCTCATGTAGAAAAACATAAAGCACATTATGGAAATTTATTGTCGATGCATCACCATTTACATCAAGCCAAGAATGCTTTGGTGAAATCCTTAGAAACACATGAAGGTCATTATGAACACCATATTGCTGGTAAAAAATCAAAACCAGAAGGATTTGTGGTACACCATGATAGCCAACCAACCAAATTGGTTAATCGAGCAGAATTCGCTAAACAAAATTTGTTAAAAGTTCGTAAATGAAATCATTTTTAGATTTAGTTGAAGAAACAAAACAAGGTGAAAAACACCATGTAATGACGTTTGGCCGCATGAATCCTCCAACTACGGGCCATCTTAAACTTATTCATAAAGTTAAAGATGTTGCTGATAAACAAAATGCTGAACATACCGTTATAGTTTCTCATTCACAAGATTCTAAAAAGAATCCATTGTCTGGTGAACAAAAAGTTAAACACTTAAAAAGATACTCACCAGGTACCAATTTCAAAACATCCTCAAAAGAACATCCTTCTATTTTCCACCACGCATCTGATTTACACAAAAAAGGTGTAACACATCTTCATGTTGTGGTCGGTTCCGACCGAGTAAAAGAGTTTAAAGATTCTTTACACAAGTATAATGGTGTAAAAGGTAAACACGGTCATTACGATTTTAAAAAAATTACAATACATTCTGCCGGCCATCGTGATCCGGACGCTGAAGGTTCCACCGGAATGTCAGGCACCAAAATGAGAGAGCACGCCAAAAATAAAAACTTTGGAGAATTTAGAAAAGGTGTTCCTGATCATGTATCAGATAAACATACAAAAGACCTCATGCACGATACACGCAAAGGTATGGGCCTACATGAAGCACACAATCATGGCCAATTTAAAGCCATTTTTGTGACTGGTGGTCCAGGTTCCGGTAAAGATATTGTAATCCGTGAAGCCATTGCAGAGTCCAAAATCGTAGAATTAAATTTTGTTCAAGCCAGA